TTGTCGTGGCTGATCCGAAATCCCTCTTGCATCGCTACCCCAAGGAATACCAGCTTTACAAAGTTGGCTCCTGGTTCGAGGAAATCGGATATCTCGAACCCACCGAACCCCTCGCGTTGCTCTGCGAAATCGAAGCTCTCATGCCTCAGGCTCAATCTCAGGAGAAAGCAGAATGAATCGCTTCGCCCCATCATACGGCAATCCAAGACGTCCTCAACCTGCATCCGAAAAACCGTCGCTCACCAAGCAAGAATTTGCCCAAGAAGCCGACATCAATTACATCGCTAACCGCGCTTTGCGCACTGGACAGCCACCCATGACCGGATTTGGCATTCCCATGCGGGCCTCGAACCGCAAGCCCATTTACGGCGACTTTACCGCCCATGATTATCACGGTATGCTGAATACCGTCGCCGACATTCAAACCAAGTTCAACATGCTTCCCGCTCGCATTCGCTCCAAATTTCGGGGCTCTCCCGAAACTCTCATGCGCTGGCTTGAAGATGAAAAGAACTATGATGAAGCCGTTAAGCTCGGCCTTCTCGTTCCCGACGAAGCCCATGAAGAGGCTTTAGACGCCTCCAAGCCCAAAACCGACCCCAATCAAATCGACCTCGTAGACGAGGCCGCAAAGGCTCAAAACGAAGGCCAAAAAGCCGACGATGAAGCCCAACCCGGTTTCGGAAGGAAACCGTCAAAAAATCAACAAAAAGCGCGATAAGCGCTTTGGCACAGTTATCGCCTCGATGTAACTGTGCCTGCTGACACCAAGTCAGCTAAGAGGGTCTAAGGGAGATGCGGGAAACCGGTCTCCCTTTTATATTGAGGGGGGGGGTTCCTCCTCATACAAAGGACAAACAATGAGATTACCATCAGTCATGAATCATGCCTTCTCAAAGGTGCCTGCTCCCAAGCTTCAAAGGTCCATCTTCAATAGAAGTCATGGCCATAAAACAACCATCGGCCCTACCTACCTCTACCCCATCTTTATAGATGAGGTATTGCCCGGTGATACCATGCAAATGCAAGCGACATTTTTCGCTCGTCTTGCAACTTTGTTACATCCACCCATGGATAATATGTTCCTTGATTGTTTCTTCTTCTATGTTCCGTCGCGTATTCTTTGGAACAATTGGGAAAGATTTCAAGGTGCACAAGAAACATGGCCTGATGAATTTCAGGATTATGAGCAACCTTATATCTATCCGGCAGAAGGAACTCTTCAATTTGCAGAACTCACATTAGGTGATTATCTGGGATTGCCTACTCGGGTGGGCATTCTCGAACCTGATGCTCCTACCGCTTTACCATTCCGCGCCTACAACCTCATTTGGAATGAGTGGTTCCGCGACCAAAACCTTGAAGAGCCTGTCGTCGTTCTTCGTGATGATGGACCCGACGACCCAACCAACTACATCCTTTTACCCCGTGGAAAAAGACACGACTATTTCACGTCGTGTTTACCATTCCCCCAAAAAGGCGATACTGTCGCTCTTCCCATTGGAATAGACGGCGAATATCCCGTTATAGGTACCGGTCAAACTCTCGGTATTATCGACGAACCAGAAGACCCCGGTCAAAATTTCTCAGGTCTTATTTGGGACAATACTCTCGGAACTTTGTCCATCCGTGAATCTGCCTATGGGCAAGACTTACCCTATACCGGTACAATGACCGGCGTACCCTCTGGCACCCGTGGCCTAGGTGTTACCTTCGACCCGGAAAACTCCGGACTCAAAGCTTTAATATCAGCCCAAACCACCGCAACCATCAATGATTTGCGTTATGCAATCGCTGTGCAACACGTTCTAGAGCGCGATGCGCGAGGGGGTACCCGCTATGTGGAACTTCTTAAGAGCCGTTTCGGTGTTACTGTGCCTGATTATCGTTTGCAACGTCCCGAGTATTTGGGCGGTTATTCTCAGCGCATTGACGTATCGACTGTGCCTCAAACCTCCGAAACATTGAGTGCTGACCCAAACACTCCTCAAGGCAATCTTGCAGCTTATGCCAAAGCCGGTATGCAGTCTCGCTGGAACAAGACCTTTCTTGAACATGGCTATGTCATGGGTCTTATCAATTTCAGAACGGATATCACATATCAACAAGGCATGCGCCGCATGTGGAATCGGCGTACACGTTGGGACCACTATGTTCCCGATTTGGCGCATCTTGGAGAGCAAGCGGTTTTGAACCGCGAAATTTATTACTCAGGTGGCGGTGATACCGAAGCCGTTTTCGGTTACCAAGAACGCTGGGCCGAATATCGCTATTTCCCATCTTATGTGTCTGCTCATTTTCGTTCAAATGCAACTCTGTCATTGCAGACGTGGCATTTTGCAACCGACTTCGATTCAACGCCTCAACTCAATGCTGATTTCATTCGTGATACTCCTGATGTATTTCGAGCATTGGCAATTCAAACCACCCTTCAAAATGAGGTGATATTAGTTGACAGCTATTTCTCCCTTCGCCATGCGCGTCCTATGCCTGTGTATAGTGTACCGGGCTTAGATAGGCTCTAATGGATCCGCTTATCACTGGTGGTCTTATAGTTGGCGGAGCTTCGCTCCTGGGTTCCGCCGCTGAGAGTGCTTTAGGGTATAAAGCCTCCAAAGACCAAATGGCATTCCAGGAGCGCATGTCAAATACCTCTCATCAAAGACAGGTGGTTGACCTCAAAAAGGCTGGCCTTAATCCTGTTCTCTCTGCAAAAATGGGGGGGGCAACCGCCCCTCCCGGTGCTTCCTATCAGCCTGGAGATTTCTCTTCTGCTGCTCAAATAGGCATGAACGCTTATTCTCTAGGCGGTGAAATGGCCCTTAAAGCCGCCCAAGCTAATCAGGCTAATTCTGCCGCTAAGCTCGCCGATGTTCAGGCTAACGACATACAAGCACAACAAAAATCACGTATTGAGGCAACTATCGCTCAAGCCGAGCAGGCCCTGTCTCAAGGAAGGGTTAATAACGAACAAGTTCCATTTGTACGCCAGCAGGTAGAAAACGCGAAACAACAACTCGCGAACATGAAAACCGAGGGAGAAACGTCTGCGTTACAATTACAACAAGAAAAATTCAAGTCTCGTTTCTATCAAACCGGAAATGCTGTGCTTGACCAGGGTAACGCTACCATCGAAGGATGGATTAAAAGCATTATGGATGCTATTGGGCGTCCCTCGACCGCAAAACCTCAAACAAAATCAAAACCAGCTAACTGGTTCAATTCAGGAGGGAGGTGATCAATATGCGCCGTAGGATGCGCTTGTCCCGTCGCGGTTCTCGCAAGAATTTCCGCAAGGGTATGAAAGTCAAGTCCAAGAATTATGTCGTTTCAACTCAAATGCGTGGCGGTATCCGCCTCTAGTTTGGCAAGGGGTAGCAGGGATGCTACCCCTTTTTTTAAGAAAGGAAACTATGCCGTGTTTTCATCCTCTTCGCCTCTATCGTTCAAAATATGGCCCGTCACAAAAGACCGGCAAAGTTCCTATGTCTGGCAAGTATCAAGGCCCCGGCTCAATAGGTCAAGATGTCCCCTGTGGTCAATGCATTGGCTGCCGTCTCGAGAGGTCACGTCAATGGGCTGTGCGCTGCGAACACGAAAGGAAAATGCACGATGAAAATTGCTTCGTTACTTTCACTTATCGCGATGATGCTCTGCTTTATGGCGGTGCTGGTGGTGCTACGCTTTATCCTCGCCATCTTCAAACTTTCTGGAAGCGTCTTAGGAAATCGCTAAATGGAAAACCTCTTAAATATTTCGCATGTGGCGAATACGGTGATGAATCTGGCCGTCCTCACTATCATGCCATTATCTTTGGTCACGATTTTGCTGATAAGTTCCGCCACTCTTCCTCGATGGGTAATCCTCTGTATGTTAGCCCTACTCTCGATGCTCTTTGGGGTCATGGCCATTGTATTATCGGTGAGGCTACTTTCGAAAGCTCTGCTTATGTTGCGCGATACATTATGAAAAAACATCTCGGAAAAGATTCCGACTATTATCAAAAACAAGGTCTTGAACCTGAATTCGTACGCATGTCCCGTCGTCCTGCAATAGGCTTCACATTTTACGACAAATACAACTCTGATATATATCCCAGTGACACTGTAGTCACTAGGGGCGGCATACTTACTAAGCCGCCCCGTGCATATGACAAATTATTAGAAAAAGACAATAAATTATTACTACTTCAAATTAAAATGTTACGTATTGAAAAATCAAAATTAAAACAAGATGATACTACTTCTGAACGTCTAGCTATTCGTAAGAGAATCAAATTATCACAGATTAAGTCTCTCAAGAGGCGTTTCTCGCCTCTCTAACATCCGCTCTCCTCAGCGACGCATTATAGTGCCTCCCCCGGGAGCGCGCTCGACCTGTGGAAACAGGTCGGGTCGCGCTCCCGCTAGGGAGCACACAATCATTAAATCATTACATAAATCACAAAACCTTATTACTGCGGCCGAAGGCCGGACCGTCTCTTGTAGCGACGCAAGTAAAATCTTCGTAAAATCTCATTATGCCTATTGCACTGTATTCAAAAACACGGTAAATTGGAAGCATGAAAAAAATACAACAAGCTATTGAAGCAATTAATAAAATACCAGGGTTAGAAGTTATTAGTCAAGTTCATATACCCGGTTATTGTTCTATTGTGATAAAGGAAACAAGGGAATCAAAAAAACACCCTGACATGGAAAAATGGATTCAAAATTTTAAAGGAGGGGAGCGTTAATGACCCAATTATTTGCACGATGAAAATTCCGTGCCCTAAATCTCATGCTCAGTCACTAGCGTAGCGGGCCAGCGAGCCCGCGAAGCTCACACCATGTTTTAAGGAAACCATGAATCCTACAACTGACCAACTCATGAAACCGTCACATCACGCTTTCGCCATCAAGGATACCCGTACGGGCCTCTTTGAGCGGCCCTTCTTCGACAAAACCCTTCAAGGTGCCATCCGCAATGTCACCATTGTAGTGGCTGACCC